CGGATAGTTCACGAAGAGCCACAGATTAAATCTGGTCGAAAAAAATCCACCGTAAAGGGTACAAAACTTGATGTGGTGAATTTCGACTACATCAATGCAGAAGGCGAGTACTCAAGCAGACGAATAATCGTCCGAGTGCTTGCGGACACTTATTTTGAAGGCATCGACACAGAGATACACGAAACAAGAACGTTTCGCTATGACCGAGTGGTTGGACTTATAACCTCAGAGGAAACCGGCGAGATCATTGATCCTGAAGCCTGGGCAACTGCGGCGAGGAATCCGTTTGCTAATAAACCGTCTCAATCAACTGGAAGGCAGTTACAAAAATCAGTTTCAATTGAGATCTGCTTTACCGGGTTTGCGAAGGCTGACAAGTCCAACCTGGAAGAGATGGCCGAGTCGGCCGGAATGATTGTTCGCAAGTCAGTGACCAATGGATTGACGCACCTGTGCGCCGGTCCGAACGCCGGGCCTTCAAAGCTGAGCAAGGCCGGTGAGGTCGGGGCCGAGGTGATTGATGAGGGCGAGTTTTATAGTTTGTTCGCTGAAAGTTGAAACAGATTGTTATAGTGAACCGAATCGCTCAGCAATGCCATTGGCTTGCTAAATATTACAAACCCATAATTATATCGAGTGTGATATAGTGCTACAGTTGTATCCACAACCCGGCTTCCTGGAAGACCTTCAGACTATTAACCAGGACGATGCAGATCTAATACGAGAATTCATTGCTGAAATTGATGTTGATGAACGGGCTAAAAACACGCTTTTCAAGAGAAATGATGAGTACTATCACCCAGCGTTTACTGTTCGTGCCATCGACTGCTTTTTACAGAGAGGCATCAATGTTTCAAGAGTCAGGCCATGTATTGGCCGATTGGTCATTTACCGAATAATTTTTGCTTTAGATAACGAGTATGAGGATTTTTATCTCCTTGCACTTGTCAAAAAAACACGTGAATACCTTACTGGAAAATCAAACGATGGCTACAACTATGAGCCGAAACACTGGATTACTGAGCGGATACTCCTCGACTACGAAGAGCTCGGTTTGCCTGTTCTCTCATCATGATGTTGGTACGTCAACAAATCAGAAAGTCATTGTCGTTAATCTTTCGTTCAATCAGATAAACGATAAGGAAGAGGGAAGGCAGCGTTCACCAAGAACTGGAAAATTGTCCTTCTCAGAAATGAAGCGAGAGGCGGAGTCTAGCGGTAGCAATTATGCAGACAGATCGCATCGCGCCAGAACTGTTTTGGCAGATGAGTTCGCTTCAGTTATGCCGAAGAATCTTGCATGGGCGAGACTAAGGCTGGGATTTTCACAAGATGAATTGGCAAAGAAAATGGGTACTACCCAGCCACGCATAGCCAATATTGAGTCTGGGAAACGAAGAATTTTTTTTGATACGGCAATGCAACTTGCTGATGCACTGAGCCTGTCTCTTGATCAACTGAGAGGCTTTGTTGAATTCGATGAGCAACACAGCACAAAGACAACGGTGGTGGTTGAATGACTAATAGATATTCTTACTGTTTGTTTTGCGACGATATTCGTTTCGAGCAAGGTGGTAAGATTTCACTGATGGGTATTTATGGCGGAGAAATGATTGTTGAATCATTCCCTGCTGTGCTGCCTAAGCTATGTATGGCTGCTTTTATGACTAGCGATATTGAAAATCAGTTTTCTTCGCTAGTCATGGAGATTGTTGTTAATGACAATATTATTCAAAAGTCAGAGCTGCCAGTAAATGATTTACGACATTCTTATGAATTAGTATCCTCAAGAGGGGCGGAGGATGACCCAATAAAGACAATTTCAGTTGGGTTCCAGAATATTATTTCTCCAGTTGCTTTTGAAAAAGAATCTAAAGTTACAGTTAGATTCATTGCCGATGGTGTTGAGTACATTGCCGGCAAGCTGAGAGTCAAGTGCATGCAGTGACAGCCAAAAAATAAATCAGCCCGGCATCGTCTTGATCGCCGGGCTTTTTTTCGTCTTATCCACAGACTTACTCAGTTTTTCTGTGGGTATCAGTCCGGTATCTCAGTCGCCTTTATTTCCAGCTCCAGTCGCTGGCTGTAGCCGCCATCGCCGCTGATGCTGTTGCTTACTCGAGTAATGATCCAGTCGGTGCTGTCGATCTGCGGTTTGAAGCCAGCGACGTTGACTGGGGTTTCCGGGAATAGGCGGGGATCGCCGATGGCCATGCTGAGATTGAAGGTGGCCATGCCGCGCTGCAGGCGGCGCCATTCTGCCCGGGCGGCGCGCTGGGCGTTGGCCTTGCTGGAATAGACGTGGCGCATCGTCTTGATGTTGTCGGCGGTACGCTCAAAGGCGTTGGCTGGCTCGGCTTCTTTCTGATCGATATTCGCCTTATCGATTTTTGCCTTATCGCGCTGCGCTAATTTACTGGCGTTACTTTGCTTTTTGGCCTCATCCGCATCGCCCCAGCTCACCTCACCTTTGACGCTGGTATTTCGGTCGTTATAGGCTGCCTTGACGCCGATGTAGGCCGCTTTGGCGGCTTTGTTTCCTTTCAGGCGCTTCCACTCTTTTTTTGCTTCGCGCAGGGCTTTGTGTCGGCTGCTGAAGGTGCTGCCCATGGCCTTGTACTGCCCTGTTGGCGGCGCTGACGGCAGGGCTTTCGGCTTCCGTTTGCCTGACTCGATGTCGTTTTCTTCCTCGCCCCAGATGACTTCGCCCTTAACTGCCAGGTTGAGGTCGTTGTACAGGGCGCGAACCGATTTGAAAGTGCCTCGATCGGCAATTTGAAACTGGTGCCGATCACCCGACTGGCGGGTGATTTTGACGGCCGGAATGCGGTGACCGGTGACGGATCGACCGCCACCCATCGGCATGAAGATCAGCCGGCCATCTTTGATACTGGCAATGGCATCGTGCATCAGCGCCAGGCGAGTGAGGAAATTGGCTGATGATTCGTTGGTTTGGTCGAGATGGATGACGGAAATTTCAGACAGCCCAATGTTGACCGCAGGTTTCAGGTCGTTTTCGCTGGCGATGGTGCGAATGATGTCGCCAATAGTGGTGTCATGCCAGGAGCGTTCGCGCTGGGTTGTCATGCCCGAGGCCATGTCGGCGCTTTGGGCGCGGATGCTGAGTACATCCGGCGCGCCGTTGTGAGCGACTTCGCTGACGATATAGCTGCCTTTTTTGACCAGGCCATCTTTCTTCCAGCCGAAAGCGAGTTCAATGGTGGCGCCACGTGGCGGCAGATCGAGCACACCATCACTGTCGTCGAGATCCAGCTCAACGGTGTCGGCTTCGAATCCGCGATTGTCGGTATGGTTGAGGCTGATGAGGCGGCGGCGTAGCAGGCTATCAATTTCCTTGCCGTCGACGGTGATTTGCCAGATCACCTGTGGGTGGTTGGTGATGCCGATGATTGAGGTCAGATTCATTATTTAAGATCGAGCAGCGACAGCAATTTTTTACCCACGGTGCCGAGCAGACTGGGCTCGTCATCGGTACGGGCCAGCTTGATGGAGAACTCGATTTTGCGGGCGGCGCCATCCGGGAAGAAGGCGGTTGCAGTGGTAGACAGCTCCTCGATGACGTAGAGGCCATAGAACCAGCCGGTACCTTCAAGCAGTGGCCAGGCCATGCCTTCATCGGCCATGGCTTCAAGCGCGGCCAGGCTGATCTTGCCGCCGGTGATTTCTGGGTAAAGCACGCCGGACAGGGTGATGCTTTCATCGCCACGGCCGGTAAATTGCCGCTTGGGTCTGCCGCCGACAATGCTGTTTGATGGATGGCGCCAGGTGACTTGGCGCTGCAGCTGCTGGTAGGGCAGGGTTTTCATGCCGAAGACGAAGAAGCCGAGCGTCATCAGCATGTGGATTTGAGGGATGCCGTACATGATTATTCCGCTTGTTTAATTTGATCGGCAATTTCAGTAAGCTGGTTGTAGAGCGCCCGAGCCTCTCCCTTTGCTCCTATTGCAAAATCGCTTAAGTCATTTACTTCGTCCCAGCCATCAGCACGTTTCTTGAGGTGGTCAAGCATGGCATCTGAAGTTTTCCCGTAACTCATGAACTACTCCATATCTCTCAGACGGGATCTCGATCGAGCTGCTTTATTGGATTCAATGCGCTCGATCTCGCGAGCAACCAGGCTGGCCAGCCCCTGGTTGTCGGTGCCGGCCGGCGCGTTAATGATGATCTGATAGGTGTTGCCACCCGCTGCGGCCGAGGCCGCGCCGGCGGCGATGGGGGCGGTGCCGATCGCGATACCGGCACCGACTGAGGCCAGGCGGCGAGCAGCATCACCCATGGCACCGAGTGGTCCGCCAGCGTTGCCGGAAATGCCATCCTCGAAGCCCTGCATTGTGAAGGCACCGATCTCGCGGAAGACGCGGGATGGCGATTTGATGCCGAGCTTATCGCGTACCCAGCCGATTGTTGAATCGGCGACGCCCATGACGGTAGACCGCAACGCATCCCAGCGCTGGGTTACGCCATCGATCATGCCGTTGATCAGTTCCCTGCCGGCGTTGACCGCGCGGTCTTTCAGGCTGCTGAAGTAGCCGGAGATACGCTCGATCAGCGCGGCCAGCCATGGGCCGATTTTGTCCCAGTTGAGGTAGATCAGGGTGGCTGCGGTGGCAATAGCGGTCAGTGTCAGGCCAATCGGGTTAAGCAGTAGCACGCGAGCAGCGAAGCCGAGAGCGGTTCCCACGGCAGAGAGTGCCGTTGTCAGCATAGCCATAGCGCCGCTGCCGGTGATGCCGAGGGTGACAAGGGAAAACTTCATGGCCGCCAGCGGTACCAGAATGGCACCGGCGGCCATGGTCAGTGCACCCAAGACGGTGAGTGTGCCGGCCAGCCATTTGAGGGCAGTCATCAGGCCGCTGGATAGTGCCGGATTTTCCGCCGACCAGGCGCGAACGGCTTGAACCATACTCAGGGTACGCTCCAGCGTGGCAGCAACGGCCGGCTTGAAGCTCTGCCCGAGGTCGCTGCTCAGATTAGCGAATGCGTCCTTGGCGTTCTCGATGCGCGCATTGAGCGTGTCGCCCCATGAATCCGCTTCGCGCTGCATTGAGCCCATGGCTTTCTGGTCACGGACAAGCTGCAGCTGGCGCCGGTACTCGTCCAGATTGCTGGCCAGCTTGGCGGCGTCGTCACCGTATTCTTTGCCGAAGAGGCGTGTTGCTGCTTCGAGCTGCTTGTCGCCGGCGAGCGATTTGATCTTCTCTAGCACCTTGATGATGGTTCCGGTGGCATCCTTGTTCATGCTCGATTGAACGTCTTTGCCGTTCATGCCGATCATGGCCATGCCTTCCTTGAAGCGCTTGCTCTGCATGTTGGCTATAGAGAGTTCGCGGATCATGGCATTGGAGGCGCTGGCCGCAACTTCAGCCTTGGCGCCGAGGCTGAGAAAGGTGGAACCGAGCGCTGCGGCATCCTTGAATGACATGTTGACCATGTCGGCGGTACCGGCGATTCGCTTCATCACGTCAATGATATCGGCACCCTTGGCCAGCGCGTTATCGTCCAGGAAGTTGATGGTGTCACCCAGCTGTTTGATGTCCTTGATGGGCACCTTGTAAAGCTGGCTGATCTTGCCGATATCCTCGCCGATCTGATCGACGGGCAGGTCAAAGGCCTTGGCCATGACTGCGGTTGTTTCGGCAAAGATGAGCAGATTTTCTTTGCCCTGGATGCCCATGCGCGCACCGCCTTCGACGATCTTGGCAATGTCGTTTGCTGTGCCTGGCAGGCGCTCGCTCATAGCCTTGATCGATGCGGCCATTTCCCAGTAGGTCTTTGTGACCTTGCCGCCATCGTCGCGCGCGCCATCCATCTGGCGGGCAACGCCGAGCATGGCGGTTTCGAAATCGGCGAAATCCTTGATGGTTTTGCCGACGACAGCACCGCCTGCAGCGCCGGCGGCAGTCATCCCTGCGCCTCTCATCGCCAATTTTCCGGCCAGTTCTTTTGACTTGGTGAGATCGGCCTGCGCGGCATGCAGGCGCTTCATCTTCTGGTTTTCGGCATCGAGTGCCGATTGCAGACGATTGCTGGCATTGGCGGCGGCGGCGCTTGAGCTGGCCAGCTTCTGGCGATGCTCTGCAAGATTGCGGGTGTCGATACCTGCAGCCTTCAGTTTCTCGAACAGTGCCTGCTCGGCGCTGGTCAGCGACTGATGTTTGGTCTTGAGCTCTTCTGAATGCTTGGTGAGCCGCGCCATCTCATCGGACATCGTCTTGGTCGGGACCAAGACGCGATCCATGGCCGCCTTGAGGTCGTCGATCTCGCGCTTATTTTTGGCGAAGGCATTGCCGGCGATCGCCATGTCTTTGCCAATCTTCTTGAAGGCATCGATCTGCTCAACCGTGCGGTTGAATTCCTTCATCCGCGCGGTGTTGTCGCGCATGGCCTTGGCCGCCTCGCTGGCGCTGGCGGTGATGGCCTTTACCGGCCGGATGAACTTGTCGACCGCAGCAAAGACAACCTTGAGTTCGAGGGCGCTGCTCATGCTTCGGATGCTCCGGAACGTTTGATGGCGCGCTCGCGCCAGTCGATGATCTCTTCAATTGTCATGGCTTCCATGCTTTCCGCGCTCCAGTGGAAAACGGTGGCGATGTCGGCCATGTAATCTTCTACTCGGTCTGGGAGAGCAGGGCCGTCACTTCCTCCTCGCTCGCCTTCGGCAAGAAAAAAACGGCGATCCTCATGCCGGCCATGGCGATGTCTTCCGCTTCCATGTTGTTGGCCTCGGCGGCGGTCAGCTTTGGGTCAGAGATGCGCGGCAGCAGGCGCTGGATGGTGTCGCACTCCATGTCCATGATGGCGCGAATGCTGATGCCCTTGAGGGTGCCGCCTTTAGGTTTGTGTAAGGTGATGCTGCTGATCTGCTGGTCACCACGCTGAATCGGGTTGTCCAAAATGAGTTGGGCTGTGCTGCTCATGTTTTTTTCCTTTGCTGCAGGGCTTTGTGTCGGCGTGGTTTTTTTACCAAATAACAATGCAGATCGACCAAGCGGCTTTCCGACAAAGCAGCGGCAAGGTCTGATCCCGCAACACGGGCATACGCTCATTAATTAAGCCAGGCCGATGGCCTTGCGTTGCTTTTCGAGCATGTCGACGCCGTTGACCATGAAGATCATGGCCAGTGCATCGATCTCGATCAGCACCTGGCCGTTGACGGTCAGCTTGTAGTAGCTGCAGACAGTCTTGATCTTGGTCTGCGTCTTGTCGCCGACCTTGGCGTTGCCGAAGTCGAGTTCCTTGTGGCGACCACGGATGACGATTTCAACGGCATCGACATCACCCGTGTCTTCGCGCTGGTAGGCACCCGCGAAGCGCAGCAGGTTGGCGCCAACCTTCGCGGCACCGTATTGCTTGACGGCATCAAACAGGAAGCCGGCACAGGTCCAGTCCAGCTCGATCTTTTCGTTCGAGATGTCGATATCGACGGGCATCGGCATGCCAGCGCCCTGGAATTCGTCCATCTTGCGGGAGAGCTTAGGCAGGGAAACCTCTTCGGCGACGCCCATAAGGCTGTTGCCGTCGTTGAAGAGGTTGAAGATCTTGAGGATGTTAGGCAGGGCCATGGTGTGCTCCTATCAGGCGCCGATGCGGGCGGCGAAGTCGGCCAGGTAGCGATCAGTGATGCGCTGGCGGAACATGAGGTTTTCGAGCGGCGGGACCGGCGTGTAGTCGTAGTCGATGTACAGCTTGCCGGACTTGAGGGTGACTTCATCATTGACCGAGGCGTCGTACCAAGCGGAGCCGTCGATGAGGTAGCCGAGTGCTTTGAGTTCGCGGAACTTGGCATTGACGCCTTCGAGGATGTCTTTGACGAGCGATGGGTTGAGCGGCTTATCGACCGCCCACAGGTGCGCTTCGGCGATGGTGTCCATCAGTACCTGGGCAGTGCGGGTGTAAGGCTCGAAGGCAAATAGTGGATCAGCCGAGCAGGTGCGCGAGCCCCAGAAACGGTAACCATCGCGACAAATGAGCGTGGTGACTTGAGCGGCGTTGAGGAAGCCGGTGTCAGTCGCCGGGTCTTCTAGATCGAAAAATACATCCTTACTGATGCCGGTGACGCCCTGGACGGGGATATTGGAGAGCGACTTGTGCCAGCCGATCTCGTTGTCAATCTGGGCGCGCAGGCCGAGGGCACGGGCGACGGCAGGGGTTGAAACAGTGGCGCTACTAGCGCTATCCCATGCCTTGAATTCCGGCCAGATGACCATGACTTCGCGGGCGCCGAAGTTGGCGCGGTAGGTGGCGGCGGCTTCCTTGGTGGCGGTGCCGGCCTGTACATAGGCAAAGCCGCGCAGCTTCTTGGCGAGCGCGACCAGCTCAGTGGCCACTGGCAACGTGTCGAGGCCGGGAACGCCCAGGATGCGCGGTTTGATGCCGAACTTTGCTTGGGCAGTGAGCAGGGCTTTCATGCCGGTATATTGGCCACCGGCGGTGACGGTGCCGATGACTGCCGTATTTGTGGCGGCGTCATCGGCACCGGGTGCAACGCGGACAATGATGCAGGCCGGGCTGCCGTGGTCGGCGATGGCATCGAGCGTCTTAGCTAGCGTGCCGAGGGTGCCGGCCTTGCCGATGGCACTGAGCACATCAGTGATCAGGACGGCGGTATCAAGCGGGAAGGCTGCTGCATCGGCGTCCGGTGCGGTGGCGACGATGCCGATGATGGCGGTTTCAATGGTGCGGATGGGGCGACGGCCGTCGGAAAGTTCGACGACGCGTACCCCGTGATGGTAATCGGCTGGCATGGGTGGCTCCTGTCTTGTAGGTGCTGCCCATGTTGCCGGTCATACGCGCGCGTGTCTTGCGCTGGTGGTCGTAACTGGCTTGGATACGACTAGATATTCCGAATGCCCATTAAAATTAAGTTACGCAGCGCAGGATAGTTCCTGAAGTTCATTAAGCGATAGGGTGTCAGCAAACGACGTGATGTTGCGCAGACGATTCTTTTCTAAAACTATTGCTGAGGTATCAGTACCAGTTTCAATATTCCTCTGAAACTGAATGTCTAAAGCAAAGAAAAGAGGCTCGCGCTCACGACGTAGTCGCGCCTTTGTTTCTTCCACAGCAAGGTCGTAATCAACATAAATTTCCGATCCGTTCCATCTGTGTGATTCATGCGACCACTTATTATCAGGCCAGGGAATGTCGCCCCCCAAGAAAACAAAAGAGGGGTAAAAATCACCAGAATTATGTTTCTCCAAGATATCTGACTCGGCCTGGTCGACGACAAAGGTTGTGTATGCCAGCGTTCCATTTTCTTGTAACCACAGTGCTGTTTTCATGTTTTTTTCCTATTACCCGATTGCCGCGATGGTTATATAAGTTCCGCTATTTAAGCTACCCGTCGCCATAATTCCTATGCGAACCGTCGTTTGCGTTGGAGCCGCTCCGGGATACGTGCCACCTGTTAAGTTATGTACCGTTAGGACCCCCATCGGGTACGCGTCAGAACCGCGAGAGCTTGCGGTGCCTACATACCCACAATTAACAGGCAGTGCGACGCTCCAGTTGATGTCGTATATCCCCGACTGAACCTTCGTGATCGAGCTAAGACCAGAATAATTCTTATAATCAATTGTTGAATTCGCATCGTTGCATCCGAAGACGACAAATGCTTTTGTTTGACCGATGTGCGCATGCCCCGCCGTAGCGAAATCCCCTGTGTTATTCCCCGCAGCAGTCCCCAATGTCGGCTTGCCCGAAATGCCGATCCACGGTGCAGTGGCAGCGCTGCCTGAAATACTAATCGGCCATGTCCCGGAAGTCCCCCCACCAGTCAGCGGTGCCTTCCCGGCCAGCGCATTCGTCATCGTCGTCGCAAAATTGGCGTCGTTGCCCAGCGCGATTGCTAACTCGTTTAGGGTATTTAGTGCGGCGGGCGATGAATTCACTAGGGCGGTAATCGCCGCACTGATCGCTGCATTCACCCCAGCCGGATGCGTTGCACGTACCATATCTGTACCGGTAATGGTTTCTGCGTTGGTGGCTAGCTCAAGGTGCCCAGAGACCGTTTCAGAGGCGGCAACGACGCTGGCTACAATCTGGGAAAGCACAAAGGCCGTCGTGGCCACCTGTGTCGTGTTCGTCCCGGCAGTAGCGGTCGGCGCTGTCGGCGTGCCCGTCAACGCGGGGGAGGCGATCGGGGCGCGACTGGTGTCTGTTGGGTGTACGTGATCGCCGCGCGCGGATGTATTGAGTGCGCCGATGGCGGCGACGCCGTCCATCTTGATGTTGCCGACAATATTTTCGTAGGCCGTGGCGATAGCACTCGCGACAGAATAAACAAAGGCCGTCGTGGCCAGCTGCATCGTGTTCGTGCCTGCGGCTGCAGTCGGCGCTGTGGGGATGCCGGTGAAGGCGGGAGAAGCAAGTCCGGCGGCACCTAGGGTTCCGCATGCTGTCGCCGCATCCGCGTCATCAAGCAGGGTGCGTATAAAGGCGCTTAGTGTCGTCATCGCGAAGGTGTCTGGGCCGGTCGCGTAGATCAGCTTGTCGGCGGCGGTGATGAGGGCGGAAAGCGCGGACAGGGTTGAATCAAGTGGCTGCTTTCCTGTGTTGAGGTTATCGACCTGCGCTTTGAGGTAGGCCGTGCGATTGGCCAGCTGGCGCGGAGCGACATTGTCCTTACCCGCCGCGCCACCTTCGACGGGATCCGTCGTTTCTAGCTGGTAGATACCCGCTTCCCACGCACTTGTTTCGCTTAAAAAGGCCATGTACTACTCCGGTTAAATACTGGTGTTGACGACGCCGCGTGACCAGACGGCATTGCGGAGGATGCTGCCGTTATGCTGGTTGCTTGATTGCCGATAGTCGATTGCAGTGAGGGTGATGCAGTTGCGCTGAGTGGCAGCGAGTAGCCGCTTGATCTGAAGTGCTTGATTGATGGTGGTTGGTTGCGAAAGGATCACGCGGTATGTCGCCCATCCGCCGGAGCCGGCACGCAGCCGGCTACCGTCACGCGGGATGCTGGCGTTGTACGAGTTGAAATTGCCGCGCTCGATGACTGTAGCGCCGACTTGCCCCATGGATGATAGGGCGCGGTAGATGGCTGAGAGGGTGCCTTTGTGCTGGTGGATGTAGCGCGATTCGGCAATGACGGCGCGTTTTTTTTCTTCGCCCCAGCCTTCATTCCATTCGTCGACCGATAGCGACCAAGCGAGATAGGGCAGTAGGGCAGCGGGACAAGTGGCGGCGTTCCATAACCCGGAGACCCGCATTGGCAAAGCAGCAAGGCGAGCCGCAACCGTCCGGTCGGCGGCTCGTTCTAACAGCGTGCTGCTGGGAGGAAGGATTGAAGAGGGGGCGATCATCTTTAATCTTCGACTGCCGTGACGGCAACCGTAATAGCAGTGCAGTAGGGGGCCTGAGAAATTCCGCAGGCGACATCAGCCGCAGGGCTATTGATGATGACTTTTTTGACGCCGGCGACGTGGGCGGCGGCATCGATTGCCGAACGGATTATGTCGGCGCCCAGCTTGTGACTGTTCGTAGCAAATGAGTCCAGTGCGGATTTGACCGCCGTAATGACCAGTTCGGAAGACGGGCCGGGGAATAGGGTGAGCGAGAGGTTGATGCTGTAGTTGACGATCGTTGGGGCGCTGACCAGCACGAGTTCGGAAAGTGGGCGGATGGTTTCGCCATTGAGTACATTCAAGACATTGGCGATCAGGGCAGCAGAGGGGATGCCGTTGCCGGTCCGCGTGAGGATGTAAACCTGTGTTGTGCCACCGATTGGGCTGGTGACGCCGGCGTCCTTAATCTGCCCATCTGTACTAATGGCGTGCCACTTGAAAGCATCACGCGGGCCGGCGACTGACCAGCTTTCCGGCTTTAGCGCGAGGCGCTGGCGATAGTCTTCATCGGTTTCCATCACCGCCGGCGTGGGCGGAATGCTGCTGCTGTCTTCCGGGGTGACGACGAGTCGGGCCTCTTGATAATAGCTGGCGCCGAGGTGATCGAGGTCGTTTCCTGTGGCAAAGGCCAGCAATAGGGCACGCGCTTCATCGTTGTAGCGGGCGCGGATCTGCAGCTCGCGGTAGCTCCAGCATTCGAGCAGCTTGACGATGGGTTCTGATTCCAGGTCGATGACGGCGGATGCTTCCGGATAACGGGCGATAAAATCAGCCTTGGCTTCAGCAAGGATGGTTTCAAAGGCCAGTGTTTCAATGACTTCTGGCGCGGGCAGGGTGGCGAGGTCGATGGTCATTGGAGCGGGTAGGCGATGCTGACGCGCTGGCCGGCACGGGCGCCGGTGCGTTTGGTGGCAGAAATATCGAGTTCTGCCGAGCCATCCATTTCTTGAGCGATGAAAACGCTGGTGATGACGAGGCGCGGCTCCCAGCGCAGGATGGCCATGACGGTGGCGGACTGCAGGCGTAGGCGGTTGGCATGGTTGCCCGGATGGTCGATGAGATCAGGCAGCAGCGAGCCGTAATCGCGGCGCTCGATGCGGGTGCCTATCGGCGTGCTGAGGATGTCGGCAACGGACTGGTGAATGTGCTCGTCTTCCGTCATTGGCTGACCGGTCTGGCGATTCATCATGTTGGGCCGCCGGTATTCCCGCCACCGGGGTAAACGCCGGTGTGCGTGTGCGTAGCCAGGACGATGCCATTGCTGCTGAGGCTTCCACCGGTATGGGTGAAATTGCCGATGATGGCGTTGTTATTGGCGCCACCGGTGCCGTTGATGCCGTTGCCGTAGGTGAGCAGGTCATCAGCGGTTAGCTTGCCTGTGCAGTGAGTGAGCGGGGTGTTGAGGATGATTGATTCGCTGGCGCTGATTGCGGCGGTGACCATGCCGGAGATCTCCAGATGGCTGCTGGCGTGGTCGTAGGAAAATACTGCGCCGTCCGGAAACTTGATGACATGCTTGGCCAGATCATGACTGGGCGTGTCGATCAGGTCAGACGGGGCCCCATAGATGATCATGCCCTGGGCGATTTCTCCGGAGGGGGAGAGGACAACGCATTGTTCGCCGATTGTTGGCGGGTTCCAGGTGGTTGTCTCGCCGGCGCGAGATTCGATCCAGCGTAACCAGTCGGTGATGATCTGGCCGCTTTGGACGCGGGCGCGCTTGGCCTGATGGTCAACGGAATGAATGGTCCCGAAGCGGATCAGGTTTTCGACAAGGCGGGAGAGTTCGGCGATATCCATGCCGGCGATGATGCCGGTCATACGCGCGCGAAGGGAGCGCCGGCGGTCGTAGCAAAACCGCTTACGACCAATAAACAGCGGGTGATTTATCGGCCGGCGAGGTAGTCGACCGAGAGATCGCGAATCATTGCTTCGTCTGCGGCGCTGAGGCCGAGCAGTTCGCGCTGCGCGTAGTCAGCTTCCAGGCTGGTTTTGCGATTAACCCGGTCGCGCAGGCCGAGCTGGTGAACCCGGGCGATGCGCGATACCTGCTCGGTAAAGGAAACAATAGCCGCATCGCTGGTGCCTTTGGCTTTGAGATAGCGAGCGGTGCGCAGCTTGGTGAACATCTGCTGGCGAATTCGCCCTTTTTTGCTGCGTAGCTGCGTCTTGCGTGGGGCGAAGCCGCTGCCGTCTGGGTTGAGCTGGGCGGCGATGCGCTTTTGCTGGCTGGCGCGCAGGTCTTTGGCGATGCGTTTTGCTAGTTCGGTGCGGGCTGATGGTTCGAGGCGGGCCAGCAGGTCGCTGGCGAAGGCCTCAATGGTGGCGAGGTCACTCATTCTTTAGCCGGCACCTATCGGCACGCCCTTGAGGTAGATTTCCCAGCCGGTTGGGCCGGTGAGATCGGGTAGCGGTGGCTCGTTGATGTGTTCGCACTCATAGCCGGCGGCGGTCGGTTTGACTAGCACGCGCTCGGAGAGCTCGAGCGTGAGTTCGATATCGACTTTGTCGTGGTCGATCAGCTCAGCCTTGAAGGTGACAAGGTTTTCGCGCAGCTTTTCGTCGAACAGCAGGTTGGGCTGGTGCTGGCCGATCCAGACCATCAGGGGGACAGCCAGAACGTCCGGACTTTCGGCGAAGTCGGTGATCAGCAGTTGTACCTGGTAGCGATATTCAAAGGACAGGCTTTTGCCGTAGCGGGCGACGATACGGCCAGTCTCGATAAAGACGTGCAGCTTGTCCGGATTGGCGGCTAGGTCGGGTACCCACTGGGTGAGATGGGCGCGCAGGTCGATGGGCTTTTTCATTCGCTGCTGTCCGTACTGCTGACGCCTTCTGCCCATGATTGCAGGGCGCTCAGTTGCTCAGCGTTTTGTCGGCAGGCGGTGTAGTTGTCGACTAGGGTGCGGGCAAGGTCTGGAGCGGCAACGGGGGCTGCATCAGCAGTGCCGGCGGCTTGGGGAGGCTCACCACGGGCGGCGGCATCGTGCAGCAGGCGGAAACCAGCAGGCAGGTTGCAAGTATCGGTCGGTACATAAACGGGTATCTCCTGAATGATTTTTTCTGCAGGGGCGCGAACGGCGCGGACGCGATCGACGTACTGGGTGACGACGCGGGTGGTGATTTCGGCCTGGGCGAATTTGACTTCAGCCGCTTTTTTAACGGCCTGCAGGCGCTCTTTTTCCCAATCTGCACGGACGCTTTCAGCGCCTTTGTGCCAGCTGAATGCGCCGGCAGCAGAAAGGAGTACGGCAGCGACAGCCCAAGCGGCAAGGTCGCCTGAGATTCCTCCAAAGATCACACCGGGATTCACGTGGACACCGCTTCGGGCAGAAATTCCGCAAAGGCGCGGGCGAGTTTGATGTCGTAAAAATTGTCCTTATAGGCCGGGCCGTTGTATATCTTCGCGACTTCGGCCCATTTGAGACTTTTCAGGGCTTTATGCAGGGTGGGATCGGCCTTGATGAAGCGGACAAAGGCGTCGAGTTGGGCGGCTTCTGTCGTGCACATTTGACAGACAAATTCGGCGCAGGATGAATAGCCGAGGGTTTCCCAGTGGAAGCCCATGATTTGAAACTGGCCCCAGCTGCAGGCTTCGTGCGGGATGTCTGGCCATTCGGAAAGTGCCTGGCGGGCGCTGGCCAGGCGGCTCCATTCGGCCGGGCCGCCGGTATAGCCGCCGCGTTTCTGGCTGATGAGGTTGGGGTAGCGATCGGCGAGTGCTAGAGCTTGGGGGAAATCGAGGCCAGATTCGCCGAGGCGACGGAAGGCGATGTGCCGTTCGTAAAGGATGATGGGGCGGCCATCGTCGAGAAAGCCGCAACCTTTGGTTTCGATGGCATTGATGGCCTTGATGGCGGCCAGTTGCACGTCGAGTTCTGCGGCTGCCTTTTCGAGATCTTGCTCTGAAAGGTGCAGGGCGTTTTTTTTGCCATTGATCAGGGCGGCGATGGTTTTTGGGCCGGCCTGACCATCGACGACGAGGCCGGCCTGTTGCTGGAATAGTTTGACTGCGGTTTCCGTCGCTGGGCCGTACCAGCCATCAATGCTGACAAGGATGCCAGCGGCCTTGAGCCGCTGTTGCAGCTGGGTGACGTGAGAGCCGGTTTCGCTATGACGCATGGTGTATTCCCTTCTGTTTTGGGTGGATGAGGTGGCGCCGATGACGCTCACAGAAGATAAGTAGGGCGACGCCCGATAGAATGAGCAGGGTGAAAAAGTCGACCGATGAACCACTGAAAATGATGAAGATGATGCCGATGGCGCCGCCGGCGAGCATGAGCATGGCGTAGCGGATCATCCAGTGCGTTTTTCCTGTCATTCGGGCGAGCGCGGGTTCGGTGCGCCAGAGAATGAGGGCGGCACCGAGCAGGGCGGCGAAGTTGATCAGTTGGGCGGTCAGGCTCATGCGAGATCCTCCACTTTTTTCTGTGCGGTTCTGAGTAGGGCTGGCCCGATGACCTTGTGCGTGAGGAAACCGATGGCGAGGGCACAGGGAAAACCGGCAATGACGGCGGTGACCGTATGTGGCCACCAGTCGAGACCAGTTAGCCAGGTAATCACCGGCGGCGTGAGCCAGGCGGCAACCAGCCCGGCGATGATGGCCGATGAAATGCGGCGGCTGAAGCTGAGTTCGCCGAGGTAACTGTTGTACCACCAGCAGCCGATGAAGCCGGCGACGAGGAGCATGGGGTGCAGGCCGGTGACAAGGCCGAACGCGGTAAGGCCACCGGTCGCAAGTAGGGGGGTCGTTGGTTCCGACATTTTTTAATCCCAGAGTTGAATAAGCGTTTTTCCGGCGGTACTGGCCGGGGCGGTGTCGGGCAGGGTGACGGTCGTACCTTCGGGCAGGATGGGGCCGAGCGCGGCTAGCCCAGGGTTGGCCTCGAGGACTCGTTCGACGACGGCGCTGGTGCCGAGGTGGCGCCAGCAAAGGCTATCGACGGTGTCGCCCTGGTGCGAGATGGCCTGCATCAGATGAGTTCCACGGTGATGCGAGCCCGCCCGGCAATGTCGGCGATGGCATTAAGGTGGTCGCGCCGGCAGTCCTCGATCGGGTCGATCATGGCATCGGCCCGGCGATCGCCTTTGCCGCTCGTGTCGAAATCGCGCAGGCGCTCGAGGAGGAGGGCTTTGGTCAGACAGCCGACGGCGCGGTTGTAGCGGTGGACAAGGATGCTGAGGCTGTCGACTTCATCGCCATCAATGGCGGCCAGGGTAGCGTTGCCGAGCGCGACTTGCTCAAGCCGCCAGACTGAAAGCGATCCGTTGGTACTGGCAATGGCCTCAATGAGCGTGGCGCGCAGACGAGTGGGGGTGACTGTGTTGTCGATACGCTGTGCCTCCCTGATTTTTACAGGATCGACCGCTGGCCAGAATTCGCTGGATGAAATCGGAAGTTCTGCCGATGGTGGCGTTGGTGCATTGATGATCAGATTGGACATGGCGCAGGCCTGCAAATCTGTTCTTCCTCGATCTCCCTGTCTTCCGAGGTCACCATGCCTTTTTCGTCAACAAACGACTCAGCCAGCCAAAGCACCCCGGCCTCGTCGCGGTAGTAGCATTCACCCGTTTTTGCCTTATCCATGATTAACCCCATGCCTTAACAGCGACGAAACCGAAAGTTGATACGGCACCCTGCGCCGTGACCACCGGCCGGATAAAAGCGGCGGCGACATTACCGACAGTGACCTGAACCGTGCTGTTAGCAACCCCCGCCAGCGTAGAACCGGGGATGTCATACCAGCTATTGCCATCTTCCGAGCCTTGCAGCTTGAACGATGCGGGTGTCGTCGATGCGCCAAGATTAAGAATCATCTGAACATTGCTGCATCCTTCGGAGAACAACACTGCAGTGCTCGCCACCGTAGCAACCGCTGCGGTACTGAGTGTGCTCGTGTAGTCAAACACCCGGCGGATCGGCTTGACCGTCGTAAAAGGCCACGTTGTGCGATTGATTGAGCGAGTAATGCTTGCGCCATAAACCAGCGTATGAACGTAGCGAATATATCGGCCGATGGCTTGCAGGATCGGGGATCGGTACGCGCCATTCGCTGAGATGCGCGGGAATTGATACGTCGTGACCCAGTTGAGATTGTCTTCAGATTCTTGAATCGAAATATCAACGACGCCCGATCCGTTGATCGCTGTCACCGGAATTTCAACCTGATAGCCGCTTCCCAGATCATTTGACGCAGCGGGTGTCGTTGTGACGGTTCCTATCGCCGCAGCGGCCGCATCAGCCAGTACCAAGATTCCAGGACGCACGTACCAAGCGTTAGCGCCTGATACGCCATTCAGCGTAGTTCCCAATCCCTGTGTCGCGGTTGATCCGACAGCGCTAACCACCGCAACAGGCAGTGCTTTATCGAGTCGACCCGTACCCGCACCGTCAAGCATCACACGATGCTCAGTCCATTCTTCGACCGATACATCATGTATCCGCAGACTCGGCGCAAGGATGATAGAGCCGCCCACCGTAGCCGCCGCCGTATTCGGCACAGGGGAAATACGATTGCCGTAGATGTCGTAGATCGGCAGAAAATAGGCATTGGTGCCGGCTGATGTAGCAAGCTTCCACAAGCCATCCATATTGGGATCAATGCCGTTGCCCAGGGCGCCGGTGATGAGGTAGTTACCCGCCATTTCCAAACCCGCCCAGGCGCTTGATCCCACTAAGCGCAGCACCCCCGTGGCGACGTCGTAGGTCCCCGCTACGATGTTATTTGCTACAAGCCCAGGTTGGTCAAAGGCACTATTGCAAAGGTGCACGCTACCGCCGTTAGACGTTGCGATGACCGCAGTGCCGTGCACAATCGAAAACGAGGTATCGCTGAGCCAAGTGATCGGTGTTGAAGTCGTAATCGCGGCGAAATTGACTTGATCCAGCACGCCTTTGATCGTGATGGCCTCACCGTTTACTAGACCATGCGGCTCTTTTGTCACGATGACTGCCGTAGCGCTGCCTGATTTTGTAATCGTTAAAATCCGTGCAACCGGGCGCGGCAGCGATTTGGGCATTTGCAAATAAAAGCGTGGAGAAAGCGCCTTGTCCTGGCTCGGTTTAACTGTCGACCGAACCACACGTGGCGTAAACACGCCGCTCGAATCAACGGCGCAATCCAAAATCGCTGACTCATCAACCCGGCTTTCAAAGCGAAAACGGGAGATGGGTTTAATCTCAATCAAACCGTAATTACCGGCCGCTGTATTGACTGCGCTACTAGCAAATGCCGTTCGCTGATCGGAGGTCAGCGAGCCTGAAATCTGGCAATCGCCCTCTCCCATTTTCGTAAAAGCGGCGGCATTACCTATGCTACTTGACGAGAAGCGCAGCCCCACCGCGTGAGTGGCACCCATTGCGTTGTTGAAGAAGCTGATCTTCATCGTGCCGGCCGGCGGCGTCTGCAGGGCGATGGCCGTGCTGGTATTCAAAATGGTTTCGTCAACGTAATTGAGGATGAGGCTCTTGCGGTCAAAATCAATGTGCCGAATCGCCGCATTGAACATCGTTTCGTTGGCGTTGCCATTACCCGCCGTTGTCTTTGCGCCTGAAATGCAAACCCAATCACCCAGATGCACTGACGTAGGCAGCGCAACTTCGAGCGTCAGGTGAACAAAGGTCCCGGCTACCCCGGTGTTTGCGCCGATGTAGTCTGCATTATCTTGATACCAAGAGGTCACGTTGATCGGGGAAGGGAGTACATCCAGCGGATCGCCAAAGTTACCCAACACGGCCCCGGCAAACCAACCTCGGGCGCGACCTGAAAAAGCCAGTTCGCACTCCATCGCCATCGGCATTACGGCGGCTTTTTTGAAATCGAGGTAAGACAGTTGATCTTCATAGCGCGGATCAGCGACCAGCGCGACGACGGCCTGACCGTTTTCAGTACGACGAAAAGTGAGGCAGTGATTCGGTGCGATGGTCGGCTTGTACTTTATCAACACCTCGGAGAGGATTGTTACATCGTCTGGGGTGTAATTCACTTCTCCTGAAGTCGGTACGACGTCAGGGCGGTAGAGTTCTTTTGTATCTCTATCAATCAGGAACACGGTCATTTCCTTTTTTGGTGGGCGGTGGTCGGCAGGCACTGGCGTCAAAGGAGTCAACCGTCAGTCCTGCCGAGCCGCCCAGGTGCGGGGTCCGCTCTTTGTCAGCCGTTGCTGGTTTCTGCCGATTTCTCGGCGTCGACCGCAGGGGTTGAGTTCTTGATGAGCGTGTCGAGACGCTCAATGTCTTTTTTCACGCCGACGCGCTGGTCGAGTTCAAGGGCGCGGATGAGCATGGCGCTGGCGGTGCGCAGTTCATTGCTGGCGCGCAGGGTGTAGCCGTAAGCCTTGTAGAGTTTCGCGCGCACTTCGTCTGGCATGTCGCAACCATCGGTCAAGCTGATCGCCATTTCGAGTGCTTCGAGCAGGGGAATTCGGTCGGCGTCAGCGGCTTTGATGGCGAAGTCAGCAACCTCTTCGGCTAGTACACAGGGCACGTCGCGCTTGTACTGGTCTGGCATCGTCAGTTTATGACTGATGGCGTACCGGCCGATCTGCAGGGCGAGCGGGAAATTGCCGATATCGATGGACCAGACGAAGACGGTCATCAGGACATCATCTTGGCGACCGCTGTCGCTTTCGAGGACCCCGTTGATCCATGGCAGGTAGTCTGGCAGCAGCTTGGCTTTGACTTCCGCTTTGCGCTCGATGGACTGGACGTTCTTGAGCTGGCGCTTGTCTTCGGTCAGTTTATAAAGCATCAGTTCGTAGGCCGATGCCGCTTGCGGGTCGATGGCGTCGGTAGCGGTTGCGATCGAGGCGGCTGAGGCTTGCTGAAAGTGGGCTTTGGCGTGGCTGAGTCTCACGGTTTTTCCTTTGTGGTTCCCGGGCGACAGAGGCCGCCCGGTGAGTTATCAAGCTGGGGTTATGCCCAGCCACCAGCGCCGTTCGGCAGTTTTATATTGACTGCAGCACACGAGGCGCCCAGGTCTTCGATCACATACGATTCATTGACGGATTCATAGTTTTCGATCTGATCACGCTTGGCGTTGTCGACGATGGTGCGGCGACGTGAGCCGTTCTGCCAGTAAATTGACAGGTTGGAGCCGCCGTTTTTTCCCAGGCGGGTGATGAACAAGGTGCGGCCCGGGAAGAACGGGATTTCGGCTGCAGCCAGGCCACCGAGGCGCTTGGCGGAGAGCATCTTGTCCAGTTCGTTGGATTCGCTTGGGGTGCTGCCGTGCTTGGCGACGAGCGGGAAGTATTTCTCGTCGAGCATGTCAGCTGAGACGCAGGCGATGAAGCCGTTGTCGCGGGAATACCAGGGCGATAGCAGGTTGGAGCGCATGTCGTAGACCAACTCGTCCATGTTTTCGTAGTCACCGCCCGGGCCGACCTTAATTGAGCCGGCTGTAGCGCCTTGTGTCATGTAGCGGGCTGACGCTTCGACCTGCAGTTTCTTCAGCCAGCCGATATTGACGTCCTGCAGCAGCGGGTTGGTGGCGCGGTTGGTGTTGGCGGCGGCGCTGTTGCCGTGCCAGCCGATCATCAGACGGTCGCGGCCTTGCTGCTCGATGATGGCATTGCGCATCTTGGTCTGGAAGTCGGGGAACTTGGCCCAAAGGTCGATGGTGTTGTAACGGATCGCGGTATCAAAATTGGTCTTCTTACACTCGTACTGGTTGCTGTCGAGCGAGGTCGGGTCGGTGGCCACGCGGTCGGCACTGGTAGTGTCGGTGCGACTGGCGATGGTGGTGCCGACGGTGAGGCCGATTTTCTCGCCGACCAGCTCGTCGACCGGAATGCTATTGACGTTCATCAGAAAGCCAGAGCTTTCCTGAATGCGGGCTTCGAGCTTTTGCTCAATGGTCGGTGAGACGGTGAATTGCTCGGTGGCGTTTTGAACGTCGTTAAGTTTAGCTACATCGGCGCGATAGGCGTTGAACAGCTGGCGGGTTTCTTTTTTCATGGGGTGCTCCTGGTGGCGTGTCTTGTGTGGTTTAGCAATCGGTCTTGATCTGGCCAGTGCCGCCGGCTGCCGGTGGGCGTTCCTTGTCGTCGCCGTCGGTGGTGCCCAGTTTTTCCTTGAGGGCGGTGAATTCTTTGGCACCGGTTTCGATTGATTCTTGCGTCAGCTTGACGGCTGCGCCTTGCTCGGCCATGTCTTTCTCGATCTTGGCGAAGCGGTCGATCAGGTCTTTCTGACTGAGAGCGATGGCTTCGACGGCCTTGCCCTGATCGGCAAAGCGGTCGTCGGTTTCCTTCTTACCGAGGCCGAGCAGATCCTTGACCTTGTTGAACAGGGTGTTGCCTGGGGTTTCTTGCGGTGCGGCGGTTTCGAATTCCAAAGTGATTTCGTTATCGAAGGCGTAGCGCTCACCAGTGGCGCCGCAGAAGCTGAATTTCATGCTTTCGGTGCCGAGGGAGGCGGGGGTGTCAGTGAAAGCGAGGCCGGTCAGGTAGAAGTTGCCACTGCCGATCTGGCCGACTTCCATCGATGCAAAGGCTTTCTGGCCTTTCTTTTGCAGCTCAACGATTTCTTGGCTGGCATC